TGGGTTCATAAAAGTCGGGTCAGAGACTATCGGATATAACGAGATATCAGGGAATACCCTACAAAACTGTGTACGTGGAGTAGATAACAGCACTGCTGCGGCTCACCTAACAGGGGCTGCGGTTACGGTACGGAACCTGCCAAATATATGTGTTTGGCCCTCCCCGGATCAGTCTAACTTTTATTCTTTCGTTTACTGGCGGTTGCGCCGGATTCAAGACGCTGGTAATGGTATTAACACTGAGGACATCCCTTTCCGTATGATCCCTTGTATGGCCGCTGGATTGGCCTATTACCTGTCCTTGAAGATTCCGGGGGCAGAGACTAGGATCGATATGCTAAAGGCGTCTTATGAGGAACAATGGGCACTAGGGTCAAGCGAAGACCGGGAGAAGGCGTCTTTGAGGTTATCCCCTCGGCAGTATTTCTACTAAGGTGAACTATGTCTGGCCCAAAGTTTGCCACTGGCAAAAAAGCGATAGCGGAGTGCGATAGATGTGGATTTCGGTACAAACTCAAAGAATTGAAGAAATTGGTCATCAAGACCAAGAACATCAATTTGCTAGTTTGCCCCACCTGCTGGGAGCCGGATCAGCCCCAGTTGCAATTGGGTATGTACCCGGTTTACGATCCGCAGGCTTTGCAGAACCCCCGTCGGGACAATTCGTATCTTCAGGCTGGACTTACAGGTATTCAAACAGATCCATTAACGGCGCCAAATGAAGATGTGGATGCCTTTGGATTACCCTCTGGAGGCAGTAGAATTATCCAATGGGGCTGGAATCCTGTTGGCGGTGCAAGGGCAAATGACGACGCTTTAACGCCCAACAACCTTGTTTTGGGTATTGCGTTAGGTACGGTAACAATAACAACCACTTAAGGAGTTTAAAATGGATATGAAGGCAGCATTGAAGGCACATATGGCTAAGAAGGGCGCCAAGGCTCACCCGGATGCCAATGTCAAGAAGTTGGCTAAGGGCGGAAAAACAAACGCTCAAATGAAGGCTATGGGTCGTAATCTGGCAAAGATTGCTAACCAGAAGAAGCCTATGTCAATGGTTCGCAAAACGGGGATCTAATATGGATACGCCAGTTAAACAAATACCAATTACGCCCAATAACAACGGGTACCCAAATAACGTGCCTAACACGCAAACCCAGAAGACTCGCGGTACTGGGGCTGCGACTAAAGGTACAGGCCATAGCAAAAAGATGGGATAAGCGGTGGACTACGCTACTCTGTTTCAGACCATTCAGGCGTACTGTGAGAATGACTTCCCGGACACGGTAGTCAATACTCCTACTGGCGGGACTACGGGAAACCCCCCAGTCCCTGTTACCACTGTTTCTTCGACAAGTTTCCTTACGAAGACGCAGATTGATACGTTTATCGAGCAGGCAGAGTATCGGATATTTAACTCGGTTCAGATCCCCGACCTTCGTAAGAACGTGACGGGAAATGTCACAATCGGCAATAAGTACTTGAGTGTCCCATCAGACTGGCTGGCAAATTTTTCCTTGTCAGTTATTGACGCAACCGGGGTTCAGTACTTCTTGCTTAATAAGGACGTTGAGTACATCCGTGAGGCATTTCCTGACCCTAGTTATCAGGCAATGCCTACCCACTATGCAATTTTTGACCAGAACTCGTACATCCTTGGCCCAACTCCAGACGCTGCTTATTCAATGGAGTTACACTATTTTTATTACCCGATATCAATTGTTTCGACCAGCGTCACCAATACAACTTGGTTGAGCACAAAGTTTCCGCAGGCACTGCTTTATGGGGCGCTTCTGGAGGCGTATACGTTCATGAAGGGCGAGCAGGATGTCAATTCCAACTACATAGCGCGGTACAATGAGGCGCTTGCTATGCTGAAACAGTTGGGCGAAGGCAAGAACCGTCAAGATATGTATCGTACTGAACAGGCAAGGTATCCGGTGAAATAATGGCTTTCCAAGGAAATTTTACTTGCGACACATTTAAAGAAGCCCTGTTTAAGGGCGACGTGGACTTTTTGGTTGACACCATTAAGATGGCCCTGTATGACAATACAGCCACATTAAATGCGTCCACTACCGCCTATACGACTACTGGCGAAGTGGTGGTTTCTGGGTATTCGGCTGGTGGCAATACGCTCACCCCAACCGTAACCCTTGGGACTGACGGCGTGTCATACGTAGACTTTGCTAATACCTCATGGAATGCAGCCATTACAGCCCGTGGTGGATTGATCTACAAGCAGGGTGGTACAGCGATTTGTGTTTTAGATTTTGGTTCAGACAAGACTTCTAATCTGACATTTACTGTGACGTTCCCTGAGAATAATTCTAGTTCAGCACTTATAAGGCTAAGTTAATGACAAGCATGAGCGAAGTAGCCTTCCTCTTAGGGGGCAGTCAAGTCAAAGTCCTAACCACGCAGGGGCGTGGATTTACGCCTGAAGAAATGGCTGAACGTGCTACCGACAAAATCATCTCTGTTGGGTCTCAGACGCACCCTGCGATTCGAGATCAGGCTGAGGCGTTCCGAAATCAGATTAATAAGGTTTTGGTGTTTTATATGCAGGAAATGGTCAGGACACACCAAGTGACTCTGGCAAACAAGTTCAGGAATGCTGGATATCCTGAGTTAATTAAAATTTTAGATGAATAAAGGAGCCTAACATGGCGATTACCCAAGCAATGACCACTTCGTTTAAAGCCCAACTTTTGTTGGCTGTACACGATTTCCGCCCAACAGGCGACACAGGAGCAGACACGTTTAAACTTGCTCTGTACACATCCGCTGCCTCATTGGATGCAAACACCACTACTTATACTTCTTCCAGTGAGTCAACAGGTTCTAACTACACGGCTGGCGGTCTAGCACTGACCAACACAGGCGTTGGAACAACCAACATCAACGCTAACACTGGTACAGGTTTCTGCGACTTTACCGACCTGACCTTCCCGAACGTATCGGTGACGGCTCGTGGCGCTTTGATTTATAACACCACGCCCTCGGCAAACAGCAACGCCAACACGACTCTGACCAACGCATCGGTCTGCGTTCTGGACTTTGGTGCTGATAAGACATCTACGGATGGCGACTTCACCATCATTTTTCCGACCAACGACGCTTCTAACGCAATTATTCGTATTGCTTAATCATGGCATTAGTCGTTAAAGACCGTGTACAGGAGACCACCACAACCACCAGCACGGGGACAGTAACCCTAGCCGGTGCGGTCTCTGGGTTTCAATCGTTCTCTGCTGTTGGTGATGGGAACACCACTTACTATGCCATCGTAGGCACAACGGAGTGGGAGTTAGGTATTGGAACGTACACGGCTTCTGGTACAACACTTAGCCGGGATAAAGTTTTATCTTCCTCCAATAGCGGAAACCTAGTTAACTTCAGCGCCGGGTCAAAGAATGTCCTGTGTACTTACCCGGCAGAACCTGCGGTGTATACCGGTAAATCAATAATTATGTCGTATGTTTTTAGAGGGTAGATATGGCTAATCCTAATATGGCGAATGTGTCAGCAATATATGGCAAGACTGCGGGAGCGGCGCTTACTACCGGCAGTGCAGATATTGTTACCAATTCAGCGGCAAGCAATAAGATTTTTAAGATCAACGCAATCTATGTATCGAACGTAGATGGGGTCAGCAACGCTGATGTGACGATTGGGTTTTATGACGCATCGGCAACGGCTACATATGAAATAGCGAGCACAGTGACTGTCCCTGCTGATGCCACGATAGATGTTCTCACCAAGTCGATTTACTTAGAAGAGGGCGACAAGATTACAGCCCTTGCTTCTGCCAGTGGTGACTTGGAGATTGTTGTTTCGTATGAGGAAATCTCGTAATGCCTTATCCAACCGTAGACGGCGCAAATGGAATCTGGAGTCTTAACCAGATCCGTAATGCCATTTTGGGCAATCAGTGGCCTTTGCAGTCTTTAACGGTCATTGAGACTTTTAGTTCAGGCACAACCACATGGACTTGCCCAACAGGCGTGACGTTTGTTGAGTACCTCGTTGTCGCTGGCGGTGGTGGTGGAAGTGATATAGGCGGTGGTGGTGCTGGAGGTTTTAGAACCGGAACCGGGTTTCCAGTAACTGCTGGAACGGGTTATACCGTTACTGTTGGCGGTGGCGGTGCTGCTGGCCCAAATGACTCCGGAACTGGCACAAACGGTAGTGATTCGGTATTTTCAACCATCACATCTGCTGGTGGTGGTAACGGCGGAGGCTACGCCGTTAATAATGCTGGTACTGGTGGCTCTGGTGGAGGGGGTGGTAGAACCGAGTCTCCATCCGGTGTTACATTCCCCGGTGCTGCTGGTAATACTCCATCTGTAAGTCCATCTCAAGGCAACAACGGTGGTAATGGTGGTACTGCAAACTATGCTG